AAAATAAAATAAAATGGCAACAACAAGTGTATTTAACGGAACTTCATTAGTAGTTCTAATTGGAACTGAAGTAATAGGTTTCGCTACTTCATGTTCTTTAAGTTTGGCTATCGATGCTCCAGACGCATCTACAAAACAAAGCTTAGGATGGGCTGATGAAATTGGTGGGCAAAGGTCTTGGTCTTTAACAACTGATGGTTTAGCTACAGTAGTTCCAGGAACAGTTGCTACTTATGTAACTACTGCTGAATTGAATGCTTTAGCAATCGCTAGAACTGCGGTTACAGTTAAGTTTACTACAGTAGATAACTCAACAGTTGGTGGTGTAACTCCAGTAACAGGTGATGTGATTTATTCAGGTTCAGCATTTATTGAGAGTGTAGACATGACTGCTGATATGGAGAATCCAGTTACTTACTCAGTTTCTTTCAAAGGAACAGGGCCATTAACTATCGCTACCAACGCATAGTAAAAACAAACCAAAAAAACCAAACATATGAGAGGACAATTTGAACTAACTCTTTCCGATGGAAAGAAGATACCGATGCGTTTTTGTACATGGAGTCTTAAAAGATTCTGTCAATTACAAGGGATAGGGCCTTCTGACATAGGAGAAGCTTTAAGTGGCAAAGATTCACTTGATGCTATTGTGAACTTGATGAAATCGGCTGCTGAATATCCAGTATATTCTCAAGGGGTTACACCAAGCTTTACAGAAATGGAAGTGTGTGATTGGATAGATGATATGGGTGGAATGACTAGTCAAAAGTTCCAAGATGTCATGAAAACACTTTCAGAAAGCATGAATAGCGGAATAGATGATAAGCCAACAAAGTCAAGTAAAAAAGATGGAGTAAAAAAAAATTAGAGTGGATTGACATAGAAAGATATACAATGGGGGAGTGCAAAGTGCTTCCCCATTTGTTTTGGGAGATGACCATGGCTGAATTAGATTTTGTGTGGTACGGATATAGACACGAGGAAGAGCAACAATGGATTAGAACTAGGTGGCAGACAACACTACTAATAAATATTCAGTTACCAAAAGGTAAGAAAGTTAAGCCACAAGAGCTTATTGAATTAGACTGCGATACTCGTAACTTTGTAAAGCAAAGGGTAATGACGGAAGAGGAATTGCAATCAGTTCTAGAAAAATATAAAATTGTTAAACCGATAATATAATGGCAGCAGATGATTTAATGCAGATTAGGATAACGGCAGACTTTAAAGAAGCCGAAGGTGCATTTTTAAAAATGGCTAAAGTAGCTACTGCTTTTGAAACTGACTTTAGAAGAATCTCAAGTGGATTAAATAAAGAGTTTAATAAGATTAACGGGATGGCTGAATTGTTTGGCAATTCTACTAATGTTGTTAAGGATAAGATGGATGCTCTTAAAAGGTCAATGGAGCAACTAATGACATTGGGTCTTCAACCAATGAATCCACAAGTGCAAAAATTAAAGGCACAATATGATGCTTTAGCTGCTAGTATAGTTCACACTACACAAGAAACAACAAAGGTCTCAAAGGCTACTAAACAAGCTGGCGATTCAGTTAAGAAATCCAATATGCAATGGACTAACTGGGCATTAGTGTTACAGGATTTGCCTTATGGATTTAGAGGTATTCAAAATAACTTACCTGCGTTAATGGGTGGTATAGCAGGTATGGCAGGGCCATTATATTTAGTTGGTTCAGCAATCATTGCTTTATTTACGGCATGGGATCAAGGTTCTTTTAAAGCAGAACAAGCTATTGACAGAGTGGCTGAAGCACATAAAAGGAATACAGAGGTTTTAACTAAAGGTGCAGAAGCGGAAGCGGAAGCATTGGTTGAAATGAGAAAGATGTCGGTTATTTTTGATGGTGTTAGAGATGGAACTATTACGGCAGAGGCAGCTCTTAAAACATATAATGAAACATATGGAGAAACATGGGGTATAGCAAAAGGTGTAAATGAGGCAGAAGATAGCTTTATAAAAAAATCTAGTATGTATGTAAAGGCCACTGCGTTAAGAGCAATGGCTAATGAAAAATATGCACAAGCACAAGAGGCTTTTAAAACAGGAAGATTAGCAGCAGGCGAAGACCAAACATCATTCTTAACTAAGTTTGCAGCAGGAATGGATGCACTAGACCAGGTTGGTATAATGGGACTAGACGGTGTGTCTTTAACTAAGTTTGCAAAAGCATTTACTAAAAATTATGCAGAATCTCAAAAGGTATTAGTAAATGACATTAAAAATTTAAGTGCATCTTCATTTGATGCATTAATGGCACAAGGTGCTGATCTTGAAAAAGAAGCAAATAAAATGCTTTCTGATGCAGGTATTAAGCCAACAGGCAAAGGTAAAAAAGGAGCAGGAGCAGGAGGAGCAGTAAAAGATAATTTTGCATTAGATTCCTTAAGGGCTAAACAAAAAGCATATAAAGATGATATATACTTGTTTAGAGACTATGGTAATCTTATAATTAACGAGGAGGAAAGAATAGCCGTAGCTAGGGCTATGGCAGATGGCACATATGAAAAGAATAAAAAAGATTTACGAGAAAGATATCAAGCAGATAGAATAGCTAATGATAAATTATTTGAAGAAAAGTTAAATACTATATTAGATGAAAATGCTAAGAAAAGAACCGCTATTGAGGAAAAGGAATTAAATATACAAGCCGATAATAGATTAGATATAGCTCATGCTATTTTAGCTATTAATAAAATGTTTGCATCAGAAGATGCGAAAATAGCTGATAGAGAGTTTAAAAACAAAATGTCAGCTATTAGCAATGAACTTAAAGCAAAATTAAAAGGGAATAGAAGAGACCCAAATAAACAAGCAGTTAATTACGCAGATGCCATATCATCCTATACTGAACTTGGGAAACAAGCGGGCCTTACTGCCGACCAAGTAGATAGTGTTGGTGATGCTATTAATTCAACCAACGCAGCAGCACAGGGCACAGCAGATGCCTTTAATCCAATAAATGACATATTTGATAATTTAGCTACAAATACTCTTGTAGAATTTGGTACACAATTAGGTAATATGTTATCTGGTGGAGAATTTTCATTAGAAGGATTTATGGTAATGATGGCTAATGCTATTATAGAGATAGGCAAACAATTACTTATTGTTTCAGGTTTATTTGCGGCAGTTGATGCTTTATTTAAAGCACCAGGAATGTGGCCAGTAGCAATTGCAGTTGGTGTTGCCGCTATTGCAGCAGGAACTGCTATAAAAAACATGGCATCTAAAAAGAACCCTGTTTCTAAATTTGCTAATGGTGGTATTGTTAGTGGCCCGACAATGGGATTAATGGGAGAATACCCTGGGGCAAAGTCAAACCCTGAGGTGATTGCACCATTAGATAAACTTAAGGGATTAATAGGCGGTGGTGGAGGTGGTACACTAGAAGCAAGAATAAGCGGAAATGATTTACTAATTTTGATGAATAAGGCTCAAAGAAACAATAATACAACATTCTAGATGGCATACGGAGTAAAATACGAAATGGTATTCAATAATATTTATGTTCAGAACCCTTCTGAAGCATTATCTGCATACAGATTAAGAATATTAAAAAAGAACTATACAGGTACTGTATACGCTTTAAAATGCGGTGTTACTCCTATTGTCATAGAAACCATAGATAATGAGGGCAATTCATATAATCCAATAATGGCAACAAGAGCTACACTTAATGCTATTATAGATGAAAATTTTGATGTTATACAATTTTTAAACCCATACGAAGATGAATATAGATTAACATTAGAAATAGGCTCTTATTCGGGTTCTTTTGTATCTAGTTCAACTATTTGGACAGGAGTTTATTCTCCTGTTGAAAATGTAAACTTTAATGTTACAGGGATAAAAGAAATATCTCTTGTTTTTATAGATGGATTATCAAGATTAAAAGATAGTAAATTATATTTTAATGTAGATAAGCTATTAGGCTATTTAGCTACAGCAGATAGTACAATAATACAATATATACAAGAATGCCTTATAAAAACGGATTTGACATTAGATATATGGGTTAATCAATATTATGAAACAGATGCGGTAACATCACCTAATATTGAAAAGATTTCTATTAAAAGAAACTTTTTTGCTAAACAGCCTGGAGAATATTATACTCATTATGAAATATTAGAAATGTTTTGTAGGTTATATGGATGGGAAATATACCAACAAGACAATCATTGGATGATACAAAGCTATGGTTCAATAACAAGACAGTCAACATATAAATATTATGTATATACATATAATTCTGCTGTTGGAACTACAACAACTGGCTCTTTCCCGTCTACTATAACAGTAGATGCTACAAACAATTTTAAGCAAACAGACCAATCATTAATAGTTACATTAAATAGAGGCAAAAGTTCATTAAAGCTTATGAACCCTATTAATAATGTAGCAGGAATGTTAAATGGATTTTTTCAATCTTGGTCATTTAGTGTGCCAGACGCATTTACTGTAGTAGGAACTCCTGTTATTTCAGAATACAACTCAAATGGTGGTTTATTATTTACATCATATACTAATGATGTGAATAATTTTCAAGATTTTATTTTTAGTAATCCAATTGAGGTTAAGTCTGGCGATTATTTAAATATTGCTTGGGATGACCTCAATTATGCAGATGGCTATCCTAGATATAGAATAGAATTAAATCCTACAGATCCATCAGTATTAACTCAGTTTTTAAATTCTAATGCAGTATGGACAGCAACACCAGAAGTATTGTCTTTTTTTAGTAGCGTTTCTGCTACATGGAAAAATATAGTAACAGTCCCATTTGACGGTGTAATAAAGATTTATATATACGAACCATATTGGAATAGTGTTTTAGATATGCCAACTTTTTTAACTAGTTCTTTTTTAGTAAACCTATTTGGTGTAAATACACAAATATTTAATTATAATGAAATTAAAAATGAGGTAGTTGAAAATTCATCATATAATAGTGGTTTAGATACATATATGCAAGGCCCATATTTTATGCAAACGGTATTAAGAGAAACAATACCAAATAATTCACTTTATAATGATGTTGGAGGGCTTGCAACATCTTACTATATTGGCACTTTAACTAGTACACAAAACCTAGCAGTACCCAATAGCTTTGGCAGAGGAGCACCTGGTAGTGTTCCTTTATTTGAATTAGCGTATCAAGATATAGGTATAGATGAACTACAAACGCAATATGTTTTAGATGGCAGTTTTAAGTCAAAAGGATATTGGCTTAATCAAAAATTTAATTATGATTTTACAGGGACTGGGAATTATATATACAACTACCTTTTAAAATACTTTAGATGGGATGTAAAAGGAGCTGTTCAAACATCTAAATTAAATAAGATTAATTTTGAAGGCCAAGATTATCCTTTTATACAAAATCCTGTAATATTAAAATTAAAATAATTATACAATGGCATCTGCGATTAATGGAACGAATATAGTTTTATACGAATATGATAGCAACGCTACATATTTCTTTAATGGAGATTTTGGTGGAGGTGTCTTTGATGGCATTGTGTGTAAGCAAATGAGCAGAACTCAAGAGGTAGAAACTTCATCAAACTTTACTAAAACAGGAGCAGGTACACTAGCTGCTTTTATTACAGATGCTGGAGAGCCTGGAGTTACTAGCATACCAGCAGGCACTTGGACTTTTAGTGCTTATTATTCTATAGTTACTGCCTTCGCAGGTGCTCAAGTTAAGTACGAACTATACAAGTATAATGGTAGTGTTGCAACATTGTTGTTTACATCGCAAATAACAACCTTGACAGCCCTAGCAAAGACTTTATATACTACGGATATGCCAGTCACTCAAACGACTATAAGCTCGACAGATAGGCTTCTAGTTAAGGTTATTTACCTAGGTACAACTACTAACCAAATTACTATTTATACTCAATCTACCAATCCTGCTCAAGTAACTACAACTATACCATTAGGAACTCCGTTTGGAGCTTCAACTAATTG